AAAACAAATCCAGAATCAGTAAGAATCAAAGGAACTTTTAAGAAAGGTCCTGCACCTATGAGCAAAAAACTTTCAAAAGAACAATGGGCTATGGCTCGTGTCTATTCATTCTTAGATGGATCTAAAAAGCATGACCAAGATTTAATATGTCCTAAGTGTGGAGGATTAATCAGCATTTAATAAACCTGCTTCAGTCTCAGTAATATAATAAATAGGGAAATTTTTATGAATACATAACCATCTTGATCCAGTATTTTTAATTGCTGCTACTTCTTTAGGACCCATACCAACATAGGTTTTTAAGAAGTAATTTAATGCATGAGCTCCTGTACTTTGAGGGTATACTACAAAATGAGTTGCCTCTGTTAAACATAAACGAGTTTTTTTGAAATTTGAAAGGTGGTGAGACAAAATCAGAATTGATGTTACTGTATGACGACCCATAATACAAATGTCGTCAATTAATTGTTGAACAGCCTTTGCTTCCTTACCTGTCAAAGTGTCGTAGTCATCAAAAATAACAAGACTTTCACGCAAAGCTTCTAAATCCGTCATTGGTTTTTCAGTTAATTTTTCAATGTTTAGTCTTATAGGTTTTTCTTTCATACTATCCAATGTTTCATCTTCTTTTAATTTAGAAACTAAATATACAGGTCTTCCTTTAAACATTTTTTGGTATTGTTCAGAAAGGTGTTTAGCAATATAAGATTTACCACTACCTGATGCACCAGCAATATAATATATACTTCTTTTAGTTGGATCAGGATTAAAATTTAAACTAAATGTTGAACCAGGAGGAAGTTTAATTATTGATGATCCTTTTTCTTTAACTTCACCTAACATTTCACGATAAGCATCTTCGGCTCCATCCACATCCAAATTTAAATGTTCAGGTGGTATTCCTTTTCGGTAAGCCTCCTGAAGCACACGCATAACTTCAGACTGCTTACGAGGTGACAACTTGTTTAGTCGATGCTTACCTATTTCAAGTTCCTGAACACCTTTCTTATCCGAACTCTTACCTCCTCCTTGCTCTAAATAAAGAATGTCCTTATTATATTCTCCCCCAGTAACGACCGCTACAGGTAAAGAATCTTTAGATTTGTCGAATGTTAATTTTACCTTACTAGACATTTAATTTACTACTTAGGAAAAAAACTAATAGAAAATTTACGAAATTTGGAATTATATTGTGTAATCTCTTGGAATTGGAAGTAATTTTGCTTCAGTTAATGCCTTTTTCATTTCGGATTGCAAAATTTCGTTTAAATAGGTTAGTTTTGTCTTAGGAGTTGCATTCTTAAGGTCAGGAAAATATAGTTTAGCAAATTGGTCTTTAAATAGGTCTAATTGTTTACGTTTTCTTGCTTGAGTAACTGCATTAGGAAACTCTTCCAAGACTTCCATGTCTGCTACAACCATATATAACTTACCTATTGGTGAGTTCAAAATAGATCTTAATGAATCTAAAATTGATTGGTCTTTAAATTGCTTTGCTAATGAATACATTCTCTTAGCAACTTTAACATAATTTTGGTCTGCTTCAAACTCAAGAATATTTTCTTTTAGAGATTTCTTTACAGATGGAATATAAGCAAAATATTTTCCACTACGATTAGTCCAAAGGATTATATTACTAAACTCACTATACTTTTGGTTTACCCATACTATTAAATCTATTTTTGTTATACCTTTAGATTTGAATGCATCATCAAGGTAAATGATTGATTTGTCTCTTAGTTCTTTATAACCTCTAAATATTTCTGGATTTGACCAACGCAAAATACCAAACCTTAATTCTTTTCTTGCTTCTAGAAACTCTACTGGATTTAAGTGAGGTTTAAGCAAGTCAGAAGCCATCATATACTCATCATGTGTAATGATTTTATTTTGCCATAGTTTAGAAAGATGAGCTAATTCATCTTTTTGATTATATTTATGAACTTTAGAATTTTCAATATAAGGTTTCTTAAGCAAATTCCATTGACTTATTTCTCCAATTTTTACTTCAGTAATTTTACCTATTTTTTCTAATTTATGAATCTTGTCTTGGAACTTCTTGACTATTCCTCTACGCAAAATGACTTCTTCTAATAAATCATAATCAGCAGAATACATAATTTGGTAATCTGCACTTGAACCAACAACAAAAGGTGTACCAAAACTAATCAGTTTGAGAACCTTGATCAACTCCTTGCTGTATTGTTCTGGGAATTTCCGTTCCATTTATAATAGTGTTATTAATATGTTTTTTGGATTTTATATGTTTGTCCCATGTAACATCTGAAACACAATCAATTTTACATACCGTACAAGTTCTTTCTTGATTTCGATCTATATTATGCTTTTTAGTTTTAATATGCTTTTCCCACTCAGAATTATTATGACATTGAAGATTACATTTATTGCAGAAAAGTTCTTCGCTTGTTGTTTTCTCTTTGTCATTCAAATGCTTTTTAGTTAAAATATGTTCATCCCACTTAGCCTTATTTTGACACTGAGTATTACATTTACTGCAATATAATTCATCAATAGTTAGTTGTCCAAATTTATGCTTTTTACTTTCACAATGACGGTCAAATCTACGCTTGTCTTCAAATTGATAGTCACATTTTTTGCAGTAATGTTGATTCTTTGTCAATCGCTTTACATTTGCTAAATGCTCATCATATAATTGATGGTCTTTCCATTGCTGATGAGTTAAACCATTAATATTGCAAATAAAACACTTGTAATTTCCATCGACCTCGACCATTTTACTTTATAGAATAGAATTTTATTTAAATGGTTTTTACTTTTTCTGTCTATTGTTTTTGTAAATGATGTTAGTCAAAGGGAGTGGGAGGGTATTTTTAAAAGTTTTTTAAACTTCAAGGACCTATGCACTTACGACTCACTACATAAACAAGAAACAGAAAAAGTAAATACATAAATAAATAAAACATAAATAAATAAATTTCTTATTTAAATAATAATCTTTGCATATTAATAAGACTCCATAGTATAGTGGTTATTACACCAGACTCTGAATCTGGAAACATGAGTTCGATTCTCATTGGGGTCATATAAGATTTGGTATTAAATAATTCCAAATCTTATATAAATGGCTGATGATGAATTAGAGTTGAGAGAGGTTTCATGGTCTACTCAAATTGAGGATTTAATTGCTGTGGAAGGTGAAAAATGTCTTGGATTGGCTAAACTGCATCAGAAATGTGAAGAAATAGCATCAAGAAAGAATACTTTGATTCAGATTCCAGTTATAGTATTGAGTACATTAAGTGGAACTGCAAGTGTAGGTTCATCAACTATGTTTGGTCAAGGATCTATAGCTCCTTTAATTATTGGTTTGGTAAGTATAGGAGTTGGTATTTTGAATACAGTTGGAGGTTATTTTGCTTTTGCAAAGAAATCAGAAGCTCATAGAATTGCTCATTTACAGTATTCCAAATTATTTAGTCAGATTAATGTTGAATTAGCCTTGCCTCGTAATGAAAGAAGTTCTGCTGAGTTAGTGCTTAGTAACTTAAGGGACACTATGGAGAGATTAGCTGAAATCACTCCATCGATTCCTGAAGATGTTATTAAAGATTTTAATAAGAAATATGGTAGTTATACAGATGTTGGTCTTCCTGCAGAAGTAAATGGTCTAAGCAAAATTAAGATTTATAGAGGTGAACTCAAAATTAAAACTCCTTTGGAATAGATTCTAGAATATGAACAATAACATCAACATTAAAAGCATTCCCAAGACACTTATACCGTTGTGCGTTAGAAACTCCTTCTGTATAATTATCAGGTAATCCTTGTAGACGTTCGCATTCAATAGGAGTTAGTTTTCTAACAGAATCAGTTTTAATTAATCCATTATTACAAACCACATTTAAGGCAGGTGCTTTACCTTCTGTGTCATATACTCTTGTTGCTTGATGATCTTTGTCTCCAATATAACCTAATTTCCTTGTTGTTGGTGTAAATTTCTCTTTTGATTTTGTGAATTTAGTTATTTCTTTTCCTTCAATATTAGGTTCAAGAATGTCTTTTAATAAAATACCTTTGTCTTCAGGTAATCCTTGAATAGGAATATTAGTCCAAAATAATCTTTTGCGTGATTGTGCTGAAACTAATGATGCATCAATCATAATAGGTTCAACTCCCATAACTTCAGTAATCTTTGCTTTAGATTCTTTAGACATAGAATTCACATTTTCAAGAATAAAATATTTAGGGTTACATTCTTTCATAATACGAACATATTCATAAAATAATCCTGATCTTTCACCTTCTAATCCTTTACGACCTTTCTTGGCAATACTTAAGTCCTGACAAGGTGAACCTCCAATTAATAAATCTATATTATTTGGTGGTGTTAATCCTACAACTGAACCTAACTGTATAATTTCAGGGTAATTCTTTTTAGAAACTTCTATTGCGTGTTTATCAATTTCACATGCATAATAATTCTTAATTTCTATATTAGTTCGTTTGAGGGCGACCATAGAACAACTAATACCATCAAATAAAGAAAGAACGTTCATTTTATTAGTAATTACTATTTTTATTACTAAATCTATTTTTATTAGATGAAAAACGAATTATGTTTTTTCTTACCTATTTAGGTTAGGGCAAACAGAATGGAGACTACACAAGAAGTTGAGGACCTAATTGTTCTAATTAGCAATCAAACGATTCCAAATTTTATTTCAGAAGTTATAGAAGATGTTTCTCGTGATTTAAACAAAGGAGAAACTTTTTCGGAAATATGGACTCTTCGTAATCATAGAATTGGACAACTTTATCTTAGTTTAGTAGTTATTGAAGCAATATTATTTAAAAAGAAGATTTATTTTGGTTATACGATTAAAAAAATAAGATGACTGATGGAAACAATGAAATGAGAAAAGTTGGTGAATCAACTTGTAAATTTACTTTTAAAGTTGAAATGGTTGCAGGTCCTCTGGATTAATTAGGTCACAATCATGAAAAACGAATTATGTTTTTTCTTACCTATTTAGGTTAGGGCAAACAGAATGGAGACTTCCAAGATTTACAAACAATTCATAAAGCATGAATATATTTACAGAGTATATAATCATAACGAAACTTTATTAGGTGAATTCAAAACTAAAAAAGAAGCTAATGATGAAAAGGATGTTTATACACATGTAACAGGAAATGATGCTTATATTGAAAAATTCAGAAAAAGAATCAAGATTGAAATCAACTTACCTATTTAAGAAATTTAGGTCATATATGAAAAACGGATTATGTTTTTGCTTATCTATTTAGGTTAGGGCAAACAGAATGAGTGGTATTAAGAAGTTTTCAGAGCTTTCAAAGGAGGAACTAGTTAAACGGTTGTCTCTTATCTGCTGTTACAGGTGCGATAGAGTTCCGAATGAGAAGTATGGTAATTATTGGAATTGTTCAGGTGGTTGTGAATGTGTATGTTGTGATCCTTGTATCAGGGATGGTGATGTAGATAATAAGGAGATTGGTGACGATTCAGGATTCTTTTGTGAGGAATGTCAAAAGAAATACTTGAAGGAGGAGGAGGAGGAGAAAGAGAAGAAGAAAGTGGAGGAGAAAGAAAGTGATGAAGAAGTAGAAGAACAAGAGAATATATGTGATGCGTGTGGAGTTGAAGATGATTATGTTTTCGTACATCCTTTTGGTTGTGTAAGACTTTGTAGTGATTGTGGAAAAGGTCAATGTCCTTTAGAAAAACATGGTAAGAATACAGAAGATCATTGCGAAGTTTGTTATTCTGATTAATCAAAAGAAACTTTTATAGGACCTTTACAAATTACTGTAGGTTCTCTTTTTTTAACAACTTTTTCTTTTTTAATTTTTGGATTTGGATTTGGTTTTCTTTTTCTATATTCTTTTAAATATTGTATTTTTTTCTCTCTATTTCTTTTTCTATATTCTTTTGCATATTCTCTTCTTTTTTCTTTAAATTCTTCATTATTTTTAATTTTTTCATAATTTTTCTTTACACGTTCTGTATTAAGTCTTTTGTAATCTTCAGGATGTTTTTCTTTCCATTTTTTTACTGCTTTTTCTCTTATTTCTTTTAATCTTTCAGGACATTCATTCTTATATTTTATATAATATGCTTTGATTTTTTCAGGATTATTTAATCTATATAATCTTGACTTTTCTTTTATTTCTTCTTTACGCTTTTCATAATAACTCTTTTCCATTAATTATAGTAATTACTTAGTTTTTAAACTATTTGCTTTTTCATAGAATTCTTCATTCATTTCAATACCTATAGATTTCAAACCTAATTTTTGTGCTGTAAAGCAAGAAGTAAAGCTTCCTGCAGTAGGATCTAAAATAGTTCCTTCAGGAGGACAATACCTTTTCAATAACCATTCATATAATTCTGCTGGTTTTTGAGTAGGATGTTTTCCACCTTTATTTGTTTCATTAGGAATTGTAATAACAGATTTCACACATCTTATACCTTTATTACTTTTACTAATGTCTTTATAATCTTTTCCATATATTCCAATTGTTTCTGGTTTTGAACGAATATGACCTTCTTTAACTGTTTCTGGAAAATCACCTTCAATATCAATTCTTTTATAATATGCACCTTTCTTACTAAAAACATATATTAGTTCATGACTTCTCAAAGGCATTTTATTAGCACAAAGAAATCCAACACCTCTACTTTTATTCCATACTAAATCATACCTGAACCAATCTGGGTTAGAAGCAATAAGTTCTGCTCCAAACTTTGTCGTACAGAACATTAGAACAGGTGTATGATCATTCTTTGCTAGGCGTTTAACTTCAGTCCAAAACAAATCCAGATTTATTTTAACATCCCAAGCACAACCACCTAATATTCCTGATGTAAGTATAGTTCCTGTATCTTCTCCATCTATAAATCGTTTTCTTTCATATGCTTCTTTTTTTTTTGCTTTTTCTTTTCCTGCGCCGCCAGTCAAACAACCATAAGGAAGATCACAAACAAAACAATCAATTGATTTGGAAGGTAGAGTTTTCATCACTTCCAAACAATCACCTTTGAGGAACTCCATTTATAATTATAGTAATTACTTAATTTTTAAACTATTTGCTTTTTCATAGAATTCTTCATTCATTTCAATACCTATAGATTTCAAACCTAATTTCTGTGCTGTAAAGCAAGAAGTAAATGACCCTGCTGTAGGATCGAGAATAGTTCCTTCAGGAGGACAATACCTTTTCAATAACCATTCATATAATTCTGCTGGTTTTTGTGTTGGATGATTTCCCTGTTTTCCTTTTCTATGATGTCCTGCTGAGTTTAAACAATCAATAACAGAAAGAACGCATCTTGTTCCAGTATTATTACCTTCTACTCTTTTTACACCATATTGTTCGCTTACTTCTTCTTTTGATTTTTTGAAATATGGTATTCCTTCAATATCTACTCTTTTATAATATGCTCCTTTCTTAGAAAAAACATAAATCATTTCATGACTTCTTAAAGGCATTTTATTAGCGTGAAGAAATCCAACACCTCTACTTTTATTCCATACTAAATCATACCTAAACCAATCTGGATTTGATGCTATAAGTTCTGCACCAAACTTTGTAGTGCAGAACATTAGAACAGGTGTATGATCATTTTTTGCTAGGCGTTTAACTTCAATCCAAAACTTTTCAAGGTCTATTTTTATGTCCCAAGCACATGATTCTTTAGATTCTCTATATAATGTTTTTTTCTTACCAGCTTCAACTTCTTTACGCCAACCAGGACCACATGTTGCACGAGGAGAAGTCAAACAACCATAAGGCAAATCACATACAAAACAATCTATGCTTTTATTAGGTAAGGTTTTCATAACTTCCAAACAATCACCCTTGAGGAACTCCATTTATTAATAGCAAGTAAAATCGTTTAAAATGAAAATATTTACAATATATAAATGGACCAAGCAGAAATTGAAGAAATCTTTCTGCAATTTTTGACTGGTTTGACTGATGATGAAAAGAAAAGTATTGAGACTGATGAGCAAGCCTATGAATTCTTTAATTTTGATGTCGAGGAGGAAATCAAAGAAGAACTTTATAGGAGAGCAATGAATATTATTAATTGGAAAAGAGTAATTGAGAAGATGAAAGAAGACTTACCTGAAGAAGATGAGGAAGAAGAGAAAGAGAGTATAAACGAAACTATTTATGCTTCTGATTCAGATTAAGTCTTGACGACAGGAAATTAAGTCCCAGGCCAATAAATTTCAAGAGGTTGAATTTCAGCACCACCAGTCATAGTTCTCATTTTAGACATTTCAGCAAGACTAGGCTTACTTAATGTAGGCGTAATCTTGGATCTAGACTGAATAGCTAATGCACGACGAACCATTTTCGCCATAATGATTCCTCTAATCTGTTCTTGCTGTTGTTCAAAATGTTTCGCATAACTATTCATTTATTACTATTTAAAGTTTATTTTTTAGAAATTTAACAAAATCAGATTTGGTACGAGGTCCAATATACTTTTCCATCTTCTTTCCATTACGGAATATGATGGTAGGGTATGATTCAACAGGGAAAGATTTATTCTGCTTTTGTTCTATTGCTATAATCTGGATTCCTTTGTGAGTCTTACCAAGTTTGTTCCATTCAGGCATCATGTTGTGGCAATGAGGACACCAATCTGCATAATAAAGAGTTAAAGATTTTCCTTTCTTACCTGAACCACGAGGAGGTTCAACATCAGTAGTCTCTTTAGCCTTGTTTTTATTTTCTTTAAATTCATCTAATTTTTGTATTCCCCATAAATACCTTCCAGTCTCATTAAGGTCACCAGGAGGACGTGTAATATAAACACCATCGCCAATCTCGTCTTTTGGACCTACATCAATAACTCTATCAATATATTCTTTACCTTTATAACGACCATCTGGGAAATATTCTAAATTACAAAAATTTAAATCCATACCATCTTGTATTGGTCTTAATGTAGTATCTGCAAGTACAAGAGTAGGAAGTTCAAATTGATTATAATTTTCATTAGAATTAGTTAGTATTCCTACAATTCCTTGTTTAGAATTCCACCATGAAATTGTAAAATATTTCTTTTTATAAGGAGCAGGATCTTTTGAATTAAATTTATTTCTCCAATCATCTTCAAAATTTAATCCAGGAAGAATTATTTGATTAGAATTCAATTTCCATCTACCACTTGAATCCAAATCTTCTCCATCTCTTGCAAATCTTATTCTCTCTTTCATATATTCTGTAAGGTTTATAACGTCATTATCTACACCCCAAGTAGCCGTTATTAATTTAAATTTCATTCCTGAATATAATCCACTTAATTTCTCACATTCTTTCTTATAATTCTTTACTTCTCCATTAATGTCTTTAGCAGGATCACAAAAATTACCATTCCAATAAATATTTAATCCAGCACATAAATCTGCTTCTGATTTATAATCTCCATCTACATTTCTAGTAGGATTACATCTAGAACCATCCCAATAATTATTTAGAGTATTACATCTTTCCTTTTCAGATTTAATATTTCCACTTTGGTCTTTAAATAGATCACAGAATGATTTATTTCCTCGAGTGTCCCAATAACTATTTGTTTTCTTACAATCTTCTGCTTCAGTATTTGCTGAACCATCTGCATTACGAGTTCCATCACATGTTAATGATGATTCTATCCAAAATCTATTTGCTGCTTTACAGGCTGTTCTTAATCCTTCGGATAAGGCTTCCTTTTTAAGTCTATCTTCCATAATTTTTATTCTTTCTTCTTTACTTATTCTTGAAGTTTCACAGCTTGCATCATAACCTTGTTTTGAACCAATGTCGATCCAATGACTTTTTAATTTTTCTTGGTTATTTCCAAGTTCAGTGCCTATTTCTGGATTATTTCTTGAATAACAACCAACATTAAATTCTGCATCTGTATGGTCTTTAGGAATAATAATTGCTTTAGATTTAGTAGGTTCTGAAACCATTTTTCCACCAGGATTAGTTAGAACACCATTAACCATAATAGGTTCAATTACAGGACCAAGTTCTGCTCCACCTCGTTTCTTTCTACGTTTCTTTCCAAATCCTTCAAGGTTTTCTAATTCAAGTTCATCAAGAGGTATTTCATTTTCAAGACCTTTTAGTTCAAGTTCATCAAGAGGTATTTCATTTTCAAGACCTTCTAGTTCAAGTTCATCAAGAGGTATTTCAGTTTCAAGATCTTCTAGTTCAAGTTCATCAAGAGGTATTTCAGTTTCAAGACCTTCTAGTTCAAGTTCATCAAAAGGTATTTCAAAATCTCCAAGTTCATCAAGAGGTATTTCAAAATCTCCAAGTTCATCAAGAGGTTCTTCAAAATTTAATTTTTTTGCTTCTAATTCTTCAGGAGTAATAATATTTTCAGGTTCAATATTTTCGCTAGGTTTACATAAAGGAGGACCATCAAACCCTAAATCAACTAACGCTAAATCAATTGGAGGTGGAGGAACTTCTACATCAGTAATTCTTACATCCTTTTTAACTGGTAATGTTTTAGCAGCTGCATCAATTTTTGCATCTTCTTTAGAAGTTAGAGCTCCACTTGGTGTTTCTTGAGTTTGTTCACTTAAAGGTTTAGTACCATAATTTTCATCTCTATATTTTTTAATCCATTGATCTTCTGTATAATATGGAGGACCATTACGTGCTACTCTTGGTGGATTATTACAAGGTGCTTCTAGAGTTGATTTACCAATTACACGAATAAATGTGCATGGAGGTGCTAAGGCAAGGATTTCGTCATCAGTTTTTTGACCAGGAGGAGGTTCAGTTTTAGGATCTATTTCAAGAGGAGGTCCAAGAGGTTCAGGACCTTCATCAGGACAATTTTGAATACAAGTAGAAGGAATCATACCAAGACCTTGACCAATCTGTACAGCCTTAATTGTATAAGACGCAGCATTCAAACCAGTTTTTACCATTGTTCCAACAGTTGCTGACATACCAGGAATAAATGCAGTAGCACCTGCAATTGCTAATTGAGCAATGTCTAGAGCATCAATAGGTCTACCACGAGCAGCATCAGCAATCATTTTAGCAGCAGGACCAGCCATCGAAGCAGCAGCCATAATACCAATAGCTAAACCAGTTCCAGCACCAAGAGTTCCAACAGTAATAGCAATACTTACAGCAGCAGCAGCAATCTGAGCCATAATACCAATTGCTTCAACCCAAAAATCAGGGTCTTTCATTTTATTAACGAAATCTTCACCAAATTGTTTAAATTTAGATTCAGCATCACGAGCAAAATCTTCAAATGCTTTTTTAACTTCAGCACCCATTTTTTCAAATCCTTCTTTAATACGATTACCAACATCTTCCATAACTCTTTTAATGTCGTCACCAAATTTACGGAATGCAGCAGCAACACCATTTCGTTCAGGATCAAAAGCAGCAGCTAAATCAATTCTTCCTTCAAATAAATCAGTAATACCTTTATTAACTTCTTTCATTAATTCATCAAAATTTACTCGTCCACGAATTTCTTTACCACGAATAACTTGAGAAAATACTTCACCACCATATACTCTTAGATTACGTTCATGTAATTGTTTTGTAATACCTTGAACATCCCAACAAGTTTGTCCACAACGTAAATTACAATCAGTACATAATTTAGGACCCCAATCTTCACCAAACAATCCACGCAAACGTCCACATTCATAAGTTTTACAACCAGGTGCTGGATGTTTAAAACAATCATCAACGCAATCTTGACGAACAGGACCCCAACATGTTCCAGCAATGTCTCTTGAACCAGGAGGACATTCATTCATTTCAGATTTAATAGGATTTCTGCATGTTAGACCATCATCAATTTGACCAGGAGCACATTTCTTTCGACATGTTAATCCATCATCAAATTCATCAGGATTACAAGGAGCAACACATGTTAATCCATCATTACGCCAACCAGGAGGACAATCAGCAAGTATAGCACCACCTTTTAATCCATACTTTTTCTTGAATCCTTTTACTCCCTTACATCCACATCCACAATCAAGTCTTTTTAATTCTGCTTTTAATATTTTGGCGAATGTGTTTTTGCTAATACAATTGTATTTGCCTCCTCCACAACCACAATCATCCTTTTTTCGAATAGGTTTACTAAGCATATTTGTTTATTCGTCATAAATTAATTCTCTCCTTATTAACAAATGTCGACTGGAGACCAAACTGAATATGTTCGTGGTAAAATGGCCGAGCGTGGTGTAGGCCAACAGGCTACATTTATGAAGGATGGTTTTGATCGTTGGGCAGAATCATCTGAACCTGCTCGTGAAGGTCAAATGGAAAAAACTCCTGCTGAAACACAAATGGAAGGACGTGGTGGAGCTCTAAGTGTAAAATCAGCAAGAAAACTTTATAGTGGAATGCAAGTTGGTAAGAAAGCTGTAAAGTACGCTAAATCTAAATATGATGAACTTGCTGGTGGTGCAACAGTAAATGAAATCAAAGAACAAGCAAAGGCTGTTCTTGATGTATACCGAAAGATTTCAAAATTTATTGATGCTTTTATTCAGGATCTTGACGATGAAATTATTGAAAACCCTCAATTTGAATCAAAACCTGGTATACTCGATTTTGCAAATAGACTAAAGGCATGGTTAAAAAGTATAAGCGTATATAAAGACACACTTGACCAGATTGCTGCAGCAGCAGCATCAATAGGTCTTGGTCGTCAACCTCGTGGTGGTGCTATAAGTCTCGAGGACGTTGGTAAATATGCTACGCAAGTTCTAAAAATGTATTCATGGGCAAAAACAAATACACCATACTTACGAGTTGTTCTTAAATTCAAATCTCTTCAACCTGTAGGTCAGAAAATTCTTGATGCTCTTGATCCTTTAATGAAGGCTGTAGGTTTAGGTCGTGGTGGAAAAAAACCATCTTCTACTTGCCAATGTGATGACATGCATGGTGGAGCAGAAGTAAGTTTTAGTGGTGAAGGTGGTGTAAAACCTATTGGTGAAGATTTTGAAGAAGAAGAAGAAGTAAATTATTTTATGGATGGACTTCATAAAAAGGCAAAAGCTGGACCTAGAAAAGTGTATGCGGAAGAAGTTACAGGACGTATGATTGGTTATGGTAGTGGACGTAAAGTTGGTGGAATGGAATATGTTCAGTCATCTGATTCTTTAATGGAAGAACAATTAAAGCTAATGGGATTAAAATCTCCTAAGGAAATGAAGAAGATGGCTGAGAAAGCAAGTGAAGATGCATTACGTATGGCTCATGGTGCTATTCCTCGTGGTGCTATTCCTCGTCCTGTAGGTGGTGCTACTTGTGGTGGTAAGAAACCTTCTGCTCGTGGTGCTATTGTAAAGAAAATAATGAAAGAAAAAGGTTTGTCTCTTCCTCAAGCTTCAAAATATGTGAAAGACAATGGTTTGTATTAAAGAATTTAAATTCGTATTAATAAACAAATGCCGACATTCCAAACTACGCCTTATAAACCTTGGATTTTTCCTGATGAGGCGTACCACATGAATCATAAAGGAATGCAACCTTTAAAAGCTTCTCCTTTAAGTAGACTTGATTTACTTTCTCCTGTAGAAAGCGAGTCTCATTCTCTATTTTCAGACCATGAACATAGTCTTGTTCATGAGCGTCTTCGTGTAAACAAAAGAAAAGAACAGGGTATGCTTGGTATAGGTAAGATGAATGAACGTTCACAGCGTTATGTAAGACCTGCATCTCGTTCGGCTGTTCCTAATGGAGTCTTTCATGGTTCTCCTATGCAATATGCAGCAAGTTCTGGATTACGTGGAGGTGTAATTACTACTAGTGAAGGTCAATCATGGTTATTACAACGTCTAAAACAGCGTGCTCAAGAATATGCTGAAAGATCATCTGGTTCATTTTCTCCTAGACCTCCTGTAATGCCTGATGTAACTCCTAATAATGATGTAGACACTTTACTACAGGCTGCTTTTACAGCATTTACTGCTGGATCATTCACAAGTTCATTGAATGACACACTTAATAAACTTCTACAGGCTTTCATTAAGATTGGAGCAACTATAACACCTTCTCAACTTACAACTTATTCTCAGGCTATTGAAAAATTAATGATTACTTCTCGTGCTTATGAAGGTGATTTAGGAACTATGAGAGGAGCAGTAGTAACAGAACCTAAAGAAAAGCGTCTTCGTGCTTTAGATTCCATAAATAATACTTTACGCATTATTGATGCAGCTGTAAAAGAAATTGCTCGTGTGATTTATGAACCCTTGTCTGCTCGTCAGCAAGTAATGAGTCAACTTCAATCTAGATTAATTAGTCGTCAAGTTACTGAATTTAAACCTGGATTTGTTGGAGAAGAAGAAGGAACTGCTTTTGAGATTCCTCCTACAGAAGTTCAACTTGGTGAAGTAAGACCATCAAGAAGTTTATTACCTTCTCGTTCTATGCCTAGTTCTTCTTCTGGTATGGAAGAAACTGAATGGGATGATGGTGCATCAAATTTACCTGGATTAGGAACTGCTAGATCTTCTGAGAATGGAGTTCAAAGTGTAGTTTCTGAAGATGCTCGTGCTCCTGCTCCTGCTCCTGCTCCTGCTCCTGCTCCTGCTCAAGACGATGGATGTGCTGATGAAGAAGTCTATCCTGACCTTGCTAGATTTGATGATTTGGCTGGTCTTGGTCGTCGTCGTACTGTTCGTAGACAACAAGGTTTAAGATTTTAGAAATTTTCAAATTATAAAGTAAATGGAACCTTTAATTAGACCTTACCAACTTGAGGAAAAAAAGGTTATAGAACAGAATTGAATGGTATTCCATTCTCAAGAAAACCTGTTGAATTACAACGAGCAATTCAACAGGCAGAAGCATTAAAGATGAAAAAGAAAATGCCTAATGTTGAATCATATTCATTAAGTGAATCAGACATACAAAAAATGATTCCAACTTTAAAGATTATTTCATACCCTGATTTATTAAAAGCAAGAACAATTGATGATGTATTAGATGAAAAAGGAAGACTTATGCTTTTATATTTAACACAAGACCATTTTACAGGTCATTGGGTATGCTTATTAAATTATAAAGACACTAACATTATAGAATATTTTGATCCTTATGGAAATTATAAACCTGATGGAGAATCAAAATGGTTAAATAAACAACAACTAAAAGAATTTGGTCAATCAACTAAGAAATTAACAGAATTATTAAATGCAAGTAAATATGAAGTCAAATCAAATGCTTATTCATTTCAAAAGGACAAAATAAATATGAATACTTGTGGTCGTCATTGTACAACAAGACTATATTTTAAGAATTTACATTTGCCTGAATATATTAAACTTGTAGAGTCAACAGGATTAACACCTGACAATTTTGTTAGTGCTTTCACATATAATTTGATTGGTAAGTAATCCATAAAAAAATTAGTGTTGAGTAATAAATGGTGAGTTCAACTATTAAATATATTGGCGATGCTTCAAATCCTGAACGAGTATATTATACTGGTTCTATTATTAACAATTCAAC